GCCGCACCAGGATCGAGCCGGGCGGCCAGATCGCCGCCCCTTCGGTGCCAAGCTGCCCGCGCAGCCGGTGGCGCAGGATCCAGGTCTCGGGCGCAACAAGCTCGGCATCGCGGAACTGGAAAAGCTCCCAGCCTTCCGGCGTGCCATCCCCGATCGCGCAGAGATTGGCCCCATTGAGAAAGGCCGCATCGCTCACACTCTCAAGCTGCCCGTGGCGCATCCGCACGAAGAGGCCGTCGCCCCGGTCGATCCGGCCCATGGGCGCAGGCAGAAGCGGCGTTTCCGTCAGCCCAACCGTGGCCTGTGCGGCGATCAGTGTATCGAGCGTGTAATCCGCGTCCTCGTCCGCCGCATAAAGCGCCGCCGTCCCCGGCCACGGGTCGGCGATCACCGCGAGATGCGGCGCATGCGGCTCCTCGCCGCCTGTCAGCAAAGGCAGGTCGAGGAAACGCGGCGTCACCGGCCCCGGCGCGGTGAACTGGCGCAGCCGCGCGGGCCTGTCCGCGATCAGTATGGGGCGAAAGCTCTCAGGGTCGGTGCGGGTGGCCTCGATCCGCTGCATCCCGCCCATCTGCTCGGTGCGGTCAATACGGAACCGTCCGCCGCCCTCGGACGGCGGCAGCTCGATCACGTCGCCCGCGCCGTGCCCGATCTGCGACGGCGGAAGCGCCAGACGCAGTGTGTCCACCGAGAGCCGCGCCTCCGACAGCCACCGCTCCGCCACCTGCCGCCCCTCGGCACGCGTCAGCGAAAGCGACAGCTCCGACATCGCCACCGCGTGGGTGGCTTCATCGGGCAGGATCGCCTCCTCGGCCACTGCCTCGTAATCGGCATCCGCCTCGACAAAGCGCAGCCGCACCCGGCCCGCAAGCTCCAGGTCGCTGCCGCGCGTCGCCTCGATCACACCGCCCAGCTCGGGATCGCGCACCAGATCGTCATGGACCAGCCGGATATCCGCCCGCCCGTCCCGCGTGCGAAAGCGCAAGGTGCCCCCGCGCTCTACCGCGTCGACGCCATAGGCAAGCAAGAGGGGCTGAAGTGCCGCGCGCGCCGGTGCCACGTCATCCACCGAGTAGCCGCGTACGAAGCGTGGTGCGCGGTCGGCCTCGATGCCGGATATCCCCGCGCGCCCGGCTATCTCTGCCGCCACCTCGGCGAGCCTGCGCCCGCTCACCCGCCCCGTGATCCAGTGCCCCCGCGCGTAGTTGGCCCCGTCGGTCCACAGCGCCGTGTTGCCCGGGAACCAAGGAAAGGGCCGCGCGTCCCACGCCCAGACATAGGCATGATCCATGTCAATCATCCGCCCCCCGAAATCCTCCGACACCGGGTTGCGCGCCGGATCCCGCCAGTATCCCGCCATTGCCCGCAGGTATTGAAGTTGGATCATCTCGTCGCGCGCGCCCGTGGAATGACGCGGCAGGCAGGATTCCGAGGATTTGGGGTCGAGGAACTTGTTGGGCTCGTTGGTGCCCTTGTCCACCGCCGCGCAGCCGTACTCGGTGAACCTGATTGGCTTTGATCTTGGCACCCATGCCGTCGGTTCGGACGCGCGCACGCCGCCCACCCGGTCGAAATGGCGGTGTTCCCACCAGCCGCGCAGGTCCTTGAACCGCCACACCCATGGCTCGCCATAAGCCGCGTCGGTGATCGGCACCCGCCGCTGCGCCGCGCGCGCCTCCTCCGACGGGTAGAACCAGTCATATCCCTCGCCGCCTTCGATATTGGACTGAAGGTAGCCCAGGTCGTGGATCGACAGCCAATCCTGAGCGTCGAGATGCGCATACCCCTCGCGCCAATCCGAAAGCGGCATGTAATTGTCGATCCCGATGAAGTCGATGTTTTCATCTGCCCAGAGCGGATCGAGATGAAAGAACCGGTCGCCGCCCCCCGGCTGATAGCCGAAATATTCCGACCAGTCGGCGGCATAGCTGATCTTGACCTCCGGCCCCAGCAGCGCGCGCACTTCAGCCGCCAGATCGACGAGTTCCGCCACCGCGGGAAAACTGTTTCCCGCCCCGCGGATCTGCGTCAGGCTGCGCATCTCCGAGCCGATGCAAAAGCTCTCGACGCCGCCCGCCGCCGCGCACAGCGCCGCCTGATGCAGGATGAAGCGGCGAAAGGACCACTCGTCGGGGCCGAGATAGGCCACCGGGCTCGCCTTGACCGCGCCGCCGAAGCTCAGCAAATCAAGCGCGCCGGTGCCCGGCACGCCCACCGGCACAGCCTCGACCGGCGTCACCGTGAAATCCGCCGCCCGCGCCGTACCGAAGAACGCCGCCACCTCGTCCGACGCCGCCGCAGTGCCGTCGGGGCTGCCCTCCTGCCGCGGCGCCTTCGACGTGGTGATCCGTCCCCGCCAGGGCAGCACCGGCTGATCGCCCGCCTCGCTCCACGGATCGGGCAGACCGTTGCCCTTCATCTGCGTCATCAGGATGAACGGGTAATAGAGCACGTCCTGCCCCGCCGCGCGCAGCGCGTGGATCGCCTCCACCACCGCCTGATCCGACGGCGTGCCGCCATAGACCTCACGCCCCTCGGCGTCGCGCGGCACGGTCTCCGCGTCCACGCGACCAAGGCCCGACACCGTCCACGGCATGTTGGCCGAGTCGAATTCGCGCTGCTCCACCATCGGCCGGATCTGACAGTCCGCGCAACGCAGGTCGTCCCCGAACCAGCTTACCACCAGCGACGTGGCCCGCACGCCCGGCAATTCCTGCGTCAGCGCCTCGAGAGATGTGGCGAAATCGCTGCGCGCGCCGGGCGTGTTGACATTGGCCAGACCCATGGCGCCAAACCCGAAATTCATCGTCACCGGGCTCATGGCCAGCGCGTATTCCCCGGTGCCGGGCAGCATCGCCACCCCGCGCAAGGCATGCACGGGATCGAGATCGGCCCCGGGACCCCCCGCCTGCGCCGGCCGGCACACCTCGAAGCTGAATTGCGGCACGCGCGTGCCGAAGGGCGTTAGGTCCAAATCCTCGATCACCACATAGGCGGTGCCGCGATAGGCGGGCACGGTGCCTGCCCCCTCCACCGCCTCGATGAGCGGATCGGGCAGCTGATCGCGGCTGCCGTGATAGAGCCGCATGTTGAGATCGCCCGGCGCGATTTCGGTGCCGTCGGCCCAGATGCGGGCGACGCGGGAAATCTCGCCTTCGCACAGTGCCAGCGCCAGGCTCACCGAATAACTGATCTCGCGCAGCGTGGGAGTGGCGGGTCGCGGACCTCCCTTGCCGCCGCCGCCACGTCCCGGTGTGACCGAAACCCGCTCGCGAAACTCGGTGGCCCAGATCACCTGCCCGCCCACGCGCATCCGGCCATAGACCTGTGCGATGGCGTCACCCTCGCCCGACCCGGTAAGCCGCAAGCGGCTCACGCGCCCGGTTTCGACCACCTCCGAGCCCTGCCCCAGCAGGCGTTGGTCAATCGATCGTCCGATGACCGCGCCGGCGAAGCGCCCCAACGCCACCGACGAGATGCCGAGGACCGAGCCGCCGGCCGCACCGCCTATGGCCGCCCCGGCGGCGGACAAAAGAATCGTTGCCATGCTTATCCCTCCTCAGGAAAGGCGAACCGCGCCACGATCCGTCGCCGCCAGGGCAGGCTCAGCGCGCTTTCGACCACGCCATGCCCCGAATAGGCATGGATAAATCGCGCGTTCGCACCGGTCCGCGCCACGATCCCCAGATGCTTGGCCACCGCACCTGCGCGCATCCGGAACAGGATCACGTCGCCAAGGGCCTCGTCGGCCAGGGGACGCCCCCGCAGATGTCGCAGCGCGGCCGCCCAAAGCGCCTCCTCGCGCGCGGGCTCGGACCAGTCCATCGAATAGGCGGGCGGGCGTTCGGGCTCGTCGCCCATCAGCTCGCGCCAGACGCCGCGCACGAGGCCCAGGCAATCACACCCCGCCCCCCGGCACGCCGCCTGATGGTGGTAGGGCGTGCCGATCCAGCCGCGCGCGGCGGCCACGATTTGCGCCTGCCGCGCGCTCATCTTCGGCGGCTCCCACCGTCGAGACGCGGCGATTTGGCGGGATCGGCAATCACCCAGTCGTCGCCGGGAATATCTGGGAACCCCTGAAAATTCAGCAGGTTGTCAAACTTGATCCGACAGGTCTCGCGGCGCTTGTCACAGCCCGCCTCAATCCGCAGCGCATCGCCGGGAAGAACTTCTGCCCTCAAAGGATGCCACAGCTCGATCACCCTCTCGGCCCTTTCCATCCGGTCGCGCTTGATCATCCCCTGCAGGCCCTGCGCCGCGCCGCTCTGCACCTTCAGCATGCCGTGCCGGAACCAGTCCTCGTCAAACCCGCGCATGTCCGCAAAGCGGAACATGCGGTTCTCCGCCACCTCCTCGGCCACGCGCTCGGACACGTACCCGGGCGTCTCGAGATCGAAGGTGCAGTCTGCATCGCCCAGCACGGCGCTGCAGCTCTTCTGAAAACCCCGCCCCAGCGGAACGTTGAGAGCGTCCGTCAGGCCCCGCAGTTCCGCCTCGAACGCACCGCCCGCACGCCGGATATCGCCAATCGTTCCGCCAAAGATCACAATCCGCTGCGACACGTCCTGCCAGTTGACGATCCACGCCCGCACCCCCGCGCCGTCATAGCGCCCGGCCTCGATATCAGCCGCGCTGATCGCCCCATCCGACAAAGCGCCCAACGCCTCCGTATTGTTGACGGCAAGCCCGGTGCTCGCCGCCACGGCGCGCGCGCTCATCCCCGTCTCGGGGCGAAACTCGACCCCCTCGAAGGCAAGCGCGCGATCGTGATCGGTGAAGCCCATCACCACCCCGTCGCGCCGCATGAGCGCCCAGGCCCGGCAGGTCGTGCTCACCCCCGTCGCGAAATGCGCGGCCAGCGCCTCCACCCCGGTCAAAGCCGCATCTCCACCACCGGCACGCTCGGCACCTCGCCGGCCTGAAAACTGGCCATGCTCACCTGGATACGGTCGGTGTCGAACCGCACCGGCACGTCGAATTCGTATCCGGCGGTCACCGCCACGTCGCGGTTGGGCGGCTCAGAAAACGTGACGATGCCGGTGGTCTCGTCCACCTCGTAATGCACGCCTTCGCGCATCTCCACGCCGCCCAGCCCCATGCGCACACTGCCCGCGACCGGCTTGACGATGGGGCGCACGGCCTCCTGCGCGCCCGAACGATAGGTCTTGAAGAGCTGGAACGCGACGATCGCATCATCGCCCACCCCGATCCGCTGATCGTCGAACGCGGACGCGCCACCCGCACGGCCCGACTTGAAATCGCTCCAGTCCTTCCAGCGAAACCCGTATAGCTGCCCCTGCCGCGCCTCGAAGAACGCAATGAGCGCCTCGATATCTTCGAGGCTGCGCAACGCCACGCCCGCATCATACCGCCTGCGCGCCTGCGCCCAGGGCGTGTTACGCTCCTCATGGCCGCTGGCCAGCGTGACGATGTCCGTCAGCCGCTCCGGTCCGCCAACCGAGCCAAAGCTCAGGTTGACCGGAAATCGTGTCTCGTGAAACGCCATGGCTGTCTCCTTCTCAGCGGTTGCGCGCGCCGCGCCCGATTACGCGGCCAAGCTGCGCGGCGATCTGGCCTTGGCTTCGGCGAAAGCCATCCACGTCGGGCGTTGTCACGTTCATCACCACGTTGACGGTGCCGCCGCCTTGCGCCCGCACGCCAAGCCGACCGTCGGTGCCGCGTGACAGCGGCAGGATCGCCTCCGGTCCCGCCTCGCCCATCAGCCCGGTGCGCCCGCCACGCATTGGAAACGTCACCGGACCGCTGACCACCCCACCATTGGCAAAGGGCATCACCCGCCCCTGGGCAAAGCTGCCGCCCCGGCCGAAGGGCAGCAGGTTGCCCACCAGCGCACCCACGCCCTGCGACACCAGCCCGCCCACCTGGTCGGTCACCGGGCGCACCGCGTCGTTGAAGGAGGTGTTGACCATCGTCGTGGCCAGCCGCCGCAGGCTCTCGCTCAGGCTGTCACCCTGCACCACCGCACCGCGCAGCGCCCCGCGCAAACCCCGGCTCAGCCCCCGCTCGAGGCTCTGCACATCCTGGCCCGCGGCGGCAAAGCCACCGCGCACCCGGACCAGTTCTCCGGCGAAGGCAGCAGCCACCGCGCCCGCCTGCCCCATCGCGTCGTCAAGCGCCGCGATCTGCGCTTCCAGATCATCGGCACGCTCCAGCTCATCCATCGCTTACCTCCTGTTCGTGGTCGGGAAAGGCCGCCAGCAACGCCTCCAGCCCGTCGCGCCCCATCGGACGCGCACCGCCGCCCTCGCCCAGCATCAGCCGCAGTTCCGCGGGCGTCAGCGCCCAGAACTCCGCCGGTCGCAGCCCCAGCCCCTGCACGCCGGCACGCATGAGCGCCGGCCAGTCGAAGCGCGTGTCGCTCACCCGCCCTCTCCCGGCAGGGCAAAGGCCCGTGCCAGAAGCTGCGCC